CAACCTATAATGGAGAACTCGACGAAGGTCTCGCACAGAGACTTTATGAGTACGTGAGTCAGAAATGGTTCATGTTTGCCTCCCCAGTATTATCTAATGCCCCCAATTCCAGAACAAAAAATAAAAACAGGGGTCTTCCGATATCTTGTTTTCTTACCTATGTTCCTGATACGGTTGAGGGACTTATAGAACACTCTTCCGAACTTAGATGGTTGTCTATTATGGGTGGTGGAGTAGGAGGTCATTGGTCTGATGTCAGATCCGTCTCCGATATAGCTCCCGGCCCTATGCCCTTTTTACATACTGTAGATGCTGATATGATTGCATATCGACAAGGTAAGACTCGAAAAGGTTCTTATGCGGCATACATGGATGTCTCCCATCCAGAAATAATAGAATTCCTTAATATGCGTATCCCCACTGGAGATGTTCAACGTAAAGCGTTAAATCTTCACAATGCTATTAATATCAGTGACGATTTTATGGAAGCTGTAAAAAATAATAGAGACTTCCATCTCGTCTGTCCGAAAGGAAACACAATAAAGGACACGGTTAATGCTCGTAAATTGTGGGAACGTATTTTAGAAACAAGATTCCGTACAGGTGAACCTTATCTTAATTTCATAGATACTGCGAATAGAGATCTTCCTCAACCACTGAAAGATCTAGGTTTAAAAATCCGAGGCAGCAATCTATGTAATGAAATACATTTACCTACGGACAAGGATCGTACTGCGGTTTGTTGTTTGTCTTCTCTTAACCTTGAGTACTATGAAGAATGGAAAGATACGAGTATCGTTAGAGATTTGATTCGTATGTTGGATAATGTTTTAGAACATTTTATTCAGAATGCACCAGATAGTATCAAAAGAGCGAGATTCTCTGCATATAGAGAAAGATCTATAGGTCTTGGTGCAATGGGGTTTCATTCTTTATTACAGAAACATGGAGTTGCGTGGGAATCTGAGACTGCCAGAAGTATAAACAATACAGTATTTAACCATATCAACTCTGAAGCTGTATCAGAAACTAAACTACTTGCAGAACTTAGAGGGGAGTACCCCGATGGTGTGGGTAGTGGTCGTAGAAACGCTCACTTGATGGCTATTGCCCCTAACGCATCTTCTGGTGTTATTTTGAGTACAAGTCCTTCAATAGAACCTTCTAAGGCAAATGCATATACTCATAGAACTCGTGCTGGTTCCTTTCTAGTTAAGAATAACTATCTCACTAAACTACTAGAGGAGAAGGGAGAGAATAGCGAGTCGAACTGGACATCAATTATAACCAATAAGGGATCAGTTCAACAATTACCTTTCCTTACTGAGGGTGAAAAATCAGTTTTTAAAACTGCTCAAGAATTGGATCAAACTTGGGTTATACAACACGCTGGTGACCGACAGAAATATATTTGTCAAGGACAGTCTGTAAATGTATTTTTCCCTTCTGGTGCGGATAAAGCCTACGTCAATAAAGTTCACTTGATGGCTTGGAAGATAGGTTTAAAAGGTCTTTATTACCTTAGAACTGAGGCGAAGAGTCGTGCGGAAAATGTTTCAGAAAAGGTAGAACGTGTTGCTTTAGGAGAAGATACAAGAACTCTAGTTTATGGCATCCCCAATTGTCCTTTCTGTCAGTTGGCGAAAGATGAACTTAAACTTCGAGGCATAGACTACGACTATATAAACCTAAAAGAAGTCGGCAAAAGTGCAGCAGAAGTTACTGGCCGAAAGGTAAAAAGTGTACCTCAAATATATATCTCAGGAAAATATGTTGGTGGGTATGAAGATTTAATGAAGTTCTTGGACAATACGGTACAAGAAGAATCCGAAGAATGTAGAGCTTGTGAGGGATAAATGTCACTATTAGAATTTAGTAAATCATACAAACCTTTCGTCTATCCTTGGGCGGTAGATATGGTAAAAAAACACGAAGAGATTCATTGGGTAGAGGATGAAGCCGAACTTTCTGAAGATATTCAGGATTGGAAGACTAAACTTTCTGAACAGGAGAAAGAATTCATAACTCAGATATTGAGACTTTTCACGCAGTCTGATGTTCAGGTAGGAGAAAACTATCATGAACTTCTTATACCTAAATTCAAGAATAATGAAATAAGAAATATGTTAGCTTCTTTTGCTAATCGTGAAGGTGTTCATCAACGTGCTTATGCATTGTTAAATGACACTCTGGGTTTGCCCGATGAAGAACATCACGCATTCCTAGAATATAGTGAAATGGCCGATAAGTTAGACTTCATGAAAGAGGGGAATATAAACTCCCATACTGGGTTGGCTCTTGTTCTAGCACAATCCGTATTCAACGAGGGTATGTCATTGTTCGCATCATTCGTAATGCTATTGAACTTCCAACGTTTCGGTAAGATGAAGGGTATGGGGACAATTGTGGAGTGGTCTATACGTGATGAGACTATGCATGTACAGGGTAATGCGAAACTATTCCGTGAGTTCTGTGAAGAGCATCCACGTATCGTGAACGATGAGTTGAAGTCCAAGATATATGAGATGGCAAAGAATGCTGTTAGGTTGGAAGACCGATTTATCAAACTTGCATATAAGTCGGGCACCATTGAAGGTCTAGATGAAACCGATGTTAAACGATACATCCGTCACATCGCTGATCGTAGACTTCTCCAACTGGGTATGAAACCAAAGTTTGGAGTTAAGGATAACCCATTGACTTGGTTAGACTGGGTCCTTAATGGTGCGTCACACGATAACTTCTTTGAGAAACGAGTAACTGAGTATTCCGTGAATGGAATGGAAGGTGATTGGGGATGGGGAGAAGAAGAAGAAAGTCCTGTTTGTGGTCTAGATGGTAAAGGTTGTTTAGCGTAATGTGGGAGATAGAATGTCCAATATGCGATATAGTTACCGTTGTAAAAATAAAGTATGAAATAGATGAGGATGAAGTCCCTCGTTTCTGTCCTATGTGTGGTTCTGATATAGACGCTGAAGAGGTAGATGATTACGAGTAGTTAGTATAGACATATATAATTGTTATGTGGATATATGAAGATAAAGAATTTAAACCCGACGATGAGTTCCTTAAAACTTATGTCGGGTTTGTTTATATAGTGACAGAAAAGGATAGTGGTAAAAAATATATCGGAAAGAAGTTATTTTGGAAGCCTAAGACTTTACCTGTCACCAAAAAGAGAAAGAGAAGAGTTAAAACTAAAGTTCAATCTGATTGGATGGATTATTATGGATCTAGTGAGAATGTTAAAGCTTTAGTTGAAAAAAAGGGTAACGAAGCTTTTAGTAGGGAGATACTTAGATTATGCAAATCTAAAGGAGACTGTTCTTACTATGAAGCAAAGTATCAATTTCAATACGAAGTACTTGAGTCTTCGGACTTCTACAATGAGTTTATTGGGTGTAAGGTACATTCCAAACACCTATCTGTTAACATGAAAAAATAGGAAATTTATTATGCCAATCAAATGGAAACCCGATACAAAGGATAGGAAAAAAAATATTACTCGGTATTATATACACACTGTTCCTACCGAAGAACTACAAGAAGCTATTGCCAAAGACAACGCTACAGGCAAGAAAAAACAAAAAGCTAGAAATGAACTGGTTCGTCGTAAGGCACCTTTAGTGGCTGAAGTTGTTGAAGATTAATGAAAATTGCTGTACTTATAAATGGAAATTTTCATCCATATTTGAGACGAGAAATACTTAAAGAAAATTTAAGTTCTCTTCAAAAAATATTTTCCGGTTGTGATATTTTTTATCAAACTTGGGATAGTGATGAAGATCGACATATATTTAAGGATATAAGGAATATTGTTGATATAAAGTGGGTACCTAAACCTCCTTTAGCTAGTTACGATCCTTATCTTAAGGCTGTAGAAAATCTTCCTAAAAAAGATTTTTCCGGAATTAATAGAATAAATAACTCTTCAGAGTCCGGAAAACTTATGAGAGCTCACGGTTGTTTTCAACACATATCTCTATTGGAACAGTTCAATTCTATTCCTAAAGATTATGATTTTTATATAAGAACTAGGTGGGATGCGTATTTTAATAATGAATTTCCTCTTTCCGATATTTTAGAATTAGCTAAATATAATGTCATAGGGATAGCTACTATACCTAATCATAGTAGTGTTTTGGGAAAAACGGTTCGTAATCAAAATGATAATTACCTTCGAGTTAGGTCTAGAAGAGAATCCGTAAAAAAACAGGTAGATGGGGGCATCTATTGTATCATAGATGAAGTCGGATCTAATAATGATTATTCTCCATGCAAATGGAACAACTACCTAAAAGATTTTTGTATAGTATTTAAAAAGGATGACATAATAGATTTTGACATAATGGATCACTATGTTAAAGAAAATTTGTATGGAGCTGAATATGGTTGGCATCAAATTTTATGTAGAAAAAGAAAACATATTAATATAGATGGACTTGTTTCAATATATAGAAATATAGATACGAGTAAAAGAAGTTATGACATATTAAATAGAGTTAATATGTTATGAATCGTCATATAAAATTAATTCTTTTTGATTTAGATGGGGTATTAGTAGATGCTAAAAGTATACATTATAAGGCTTTAAATGAAGCTTTAGGTGAAAAATATTCCATAACTGAACGAGAACATCTTTCAATTTATGATGGATTAAAAACTATACAAAAATTAAATATGTTAACGGAACGTAAAGGTCTAGATCCAAAACTACATTCACAAATAAGTGAAAATAAACAAAAACTTACTAGAGAAATGTTATCCGAACAAAAACCAATAGAAGAAATATGTGAGTTATTTTTAGAGTTAGAAAAACTCGGATATAAAATTGGAGTATGTTCAAATTCAATAAGAAGGACGGTTTTAACTTCTCTTTCACAAGCAAAAATAATACAACATTGTTCGGTAATTCTTTCCAACGAAGATGTCAAAAATGCTAAACCTCACCCAGAGATATATTGGAAGGCTATGTCTATGATGGGGGTTTTACCGGAAGAAACTGTAA